GCTGCAATTGGTAACTGGGGAACTGAGGTTGAAGGTTTCTACACAGTGACTTCTGATTGCTTAGAGATTGAAACAATGGCAGGCACTAACGAGCCGAACGCATTTGCTATCGCTGACATTCAGCAAGCAACACGCATGGCTAACTACCCAGGTGCACCAATCGCATTCGGTGGAGCAGCGATGCAGCGTTATGCAAACGCAATGGCAGCAGGATGCTGCACTCAGTACGGCATTGACTTACTTGCAATCACTCAGCAGAACGGTTTCGGCTTTGCTTATGATGCTCGTTTGGCAGCTGCTCAATCTTCACAGAACAAGGCGTTGGTAACAACAGCAGGAGCAATCCAGTGGTTGTCATTTAACTTAGCTGAGTGGAACACTGGCATCACTCCAACAGCAGGAAGCAACTACTCTAAGACGTTGGTGTTCACACCGGCAGGAGTTCCAGTTGACTTGACTATGAAGGATGATTGCGGTAACTTGTCAATCGTAATGACTACGACTGGAGTAATTGCAACATTGCCGACTGATATCTATGAGGCTTCTGATAAGTATGCAGGTGTTAACTACGTTAACTGTGTGTCTATCGTAAACCCATAATCGGATAAGTGCAACAATGAAAAAAAAGGAGAGGTGCAAGCCTCTCCTTTTTTATTTATATTTGTGTCAAATAAAAAACTCAATGTGCTACGATTCTCTTCTTGGCCTTCAAGGGTGTGATAGGCCAGAACCTACAACAGGGCTCTATATCGATGACCTTGGCATCAATCAAACTTTACTAGGGCAGCTAATTACTGACCAGTACAACAGCGGAGTTGAGCTGTTTGAAGCAAAGAGGGCATTCGCTTGGCGAAAGATGTCGACTGATGTACTAAGCCGCTTGAGTCCGATGATGAAAGCGGATACGGTTGTTGAGTCTAAGCGCATCGGTCAAGTGGTAACCAACGCAAGCAATGTGGATTTGGCAGTTGGTGCAGGGAAGTACACGGGTATAAGAGTTACTATCGACCCGAACACATCAAGCTTTCTGAACTTCTACCTATCTAGTTTCAAGATTGACATCTACACGATGGCAGTTCCGGTGGAAATCTTTGTCTACGACATGAGCACCTTGAAGCTTATTGATTCGTTCTTCTACCAATCGGAAGCGGTTGAGCAGTTTATTGGCAAAACATTCAAGGCTAATCGCCGCAAGATGGATCTGGCATTTGTCTATGAGTCGCTTTACGACACCACTAAGATGATTCCCAAGAAGGGCAGCTGCACTGATTGTGGAGGACACTTAAGAGCGGTGCACGTTTGCCCATTTGTAGATGCCATCGGTATTGAGCTGACGGTGAGCGGCACTGATGTTGTTAGTTCCAAGTCAAAGAAGTACACGCAAGGGATGTCGTTGGTGTACAATGTCAACTGCGATCGTGAAGCTTGGCTTTGCAGCATTGGTGGATTGATGGCGATGCCACTTGCTTATGCAACAGCGGTAGAGATATATAACTATGGGCTAACAATAAGCCCGAATCAAAGAGTGAACACAACTGTTAGCGTGAACACTGGCTTTGCAACATCCGACCCCAACGATGGTATGATTGCAGGGCGAGACATTGCGGCAACAAGATACAACGAAGAGCTCACGGCGATGTTGCAGAACATGCGACTGCCAGATGACAATACGTGCTTTGATTGCAGAAGAAATATGAAGTACGTCACAGCACTTCCATAATGGCAACGCCTAAGGAGATAAGTGATAGAATCAATGGGCTGTTCACTGAGTGGAGCGGCGGCTTTACTCCTTTGTCTGCCGCTGTTTTGGATATGCGCCGAGAAATGTTTATCAGAATCTTTGGCACAGGCACAAGCGGCGGAACTAATTCGGCAGGGCAAACATTACCAACCAAGCCATACACTCCTGCATACGCTGCATTGAAGGCAAAGAACGGCAGACCACCTTTGGAGCTTACAGGATTCCTCAAGAGGTCATTTGCAACAGATCAAGGCTCAGTTTTTAGCGAAGGCTTTGGAGTTGCAATTTACATTCAAGCAGATGAATCAGGCAAGGCCGCAGGATTGCAAAAGCTATACGGACCAATCTTTCAACCAACCAAAGAGGAACAAACAGCAATGCTTCAGCTACATGCTGACTTACTTGTTGAGCAAATCTCAAATCAGATTTCAAAACCATGAATCTACTTAAGACCATAATCGAAAGGCTCAACCAACGTGTTGAAGTAGCCAATATATTCGACAAGCAATTCAATCTCTGCGAGCTTAACGCGAACGGCAATGACAAAGCTTGGGTGCATTACATCGGCAATGGTCAAGCGGAGGTTGTTACCAACTTCGATGCAAAGAACGGCACATTGTTCTGGGCAAAGCGAGGCAAGGTAGCAGTTGCAAAAACTGATGCGTATAAGATGAGTGGCTGCAAGCAGTTGTATGTCACAACCTTTCCATTGACTGCTTATGCCATCGTGCGCAAGAGTCACCTTCCTTGCGATGCTGAGGATGCGCAGGACTGGCTTGCTTCAAGAGTCTACAAGCTGACGAGCGGAACGGATCCATTGTTTAAGCAGAGCATTGGAGTAATCAACTATGAGGTTCTGCCCAGTGGCTATGCAAACGAGATTAAGACCTTAACAGCGAACTATGAGTGGGCTTGTGTATCTGTGGACATGGATGTGCTAGTAATCACAAGCTCGGAAGACGGCTGCTATGACACTTGCCAAACTGGTGACATTCCGCTTCCAGACCTCCCTGCTTGCGTACCTTGCTTGACTGAGGTTGCTGTTGATGGCGTTACCATCACAGGAAACGGAACACCGGCTGATCCATTGGTGGCAGTTGGTGGCGGTGGTGGTGCGATATCAGTGGAAGAAGAAGGCGTTGAGGTGACACCGATTGCAACGACATTAAACTTTACAGGTGCAGGAGTAACAGCATCACTCACATCACCTGGAGTGGTTGAGGTTAATGTACCAGGCGGCAGCGGAGCAGTGGGAACATTGCAGGAGGTGACCGACTTAGGCAACAGCACAACGAATGACATTGACTTCATTGCAAATGCAGGGCTAAGCTTTGACAATGGTGCTTTCTTCCGCAAGGGTACAACTGATGCAGGCAACGGCGGTGCAAAAGGCACTGCGCAGATATGCTCAATTAGTTACGAGCTTAAGTGGGAAGCAGGACGGTTGTACTACATGCAGCAAGACGGCTTCACCATTCGTGATGTAACTCATAACTTTACATTTGTACCTCAACCGACAGATGACTCAACCAAGGGCTTCGTAGTCGGTTCTCGATGGAGTTTAGACGATGGCACTGTTTACCTTTGCTCAGATGATACAATCGGCGCAGCTGTTTGGGCAGTTGTTGCAGTTGGCGGAGTGACATCGGTGAGCGCAACAGCTCCCATCGCATCAAGCGGAGGAACTACTCCAGACATCAGCATCAGCCAAGCAGACAGCACAACGGACGGCTATCTAAGCAGCACCGATTGGAACACCTTCGATGGCAAGTTCAATGTGCCAACAGGATTGAGCACTGACTACTTGGATGGCACTGGAGCACCGACACCATTCCCATCAATACCAACAGGAACTGTCACATCTGTCGACCTCACAATGCCTGCTGCGTTCTCTGTTACTGGCAACCCAGTGACAACAAGCGGAACATTAGCGGTGACAGCGGCAGGAGTTGCAACGCAATATATCAGAGGCGATGGGCAGCTTGCAAACTTTCCGACATCAAGCGGAGGCGGCGCATCAGTTAGCTACTACCTCAACGGCTCGGTTGCTCAGGGAACATTGGGCGGAGTGGCATTCAAGCAGATGAGCGGCACTCCAGTCATTGGAGCAGGAACAGATTTCAGCATAAATGCAGATGGATACATTCAATCGTTCATCACCGATGCAAGTGTACCTAATCAACTTTTAATTCCTGCCGGAAATTGGAACTTTGAGATGTACTTTAGCGCAAATAGCAACGGAGGCTCACCGAGATTTTACATTGAGCTTTACAAGCTCAGCGGAGGAACATTGACATTGCTTGCTTCAAGCTCTGCAAATCCTGAGTTTATCACCAATGGAACTGCTATTGATTTATATACAACTGCGGTTGCAGTTCCAAGCACTGTGTTACTTGCAGCGGATAGGCTTGCTATTAGAGTGTATGTCATACATAGCAGCAAGACAATAACATTGCACACTGAGGACAATCACTTATGCCAAGTAATTACAACTTTCTCAACTGGATTAACATCTCTTAATGGACTGACAGAGCAGAATCAACTTTTTGCAGTTGGTACAAGTGGAACTGACTTTGCGATATCATCCACAACTGCTACTCATACTTTCAACCTACCAACGGCAAGTGCTGCCAACAGAGGTGCATTAAGCACAGCTGATTGGACGGCATTCGATGCTAAGCAAGCGGCACTGGTAAGCGGCACTAACATCAAGACCATCAACAACACATCGATTCTTGGAAGCGGCAACTATGCCACTCCATTCGAGCTTGTTGTTGCTGCATCAGATGAGACAACTGCACTTGCAACGGGAACTGCTAAGATTACATTTAGGATGCCAAGAGCGGTGACACTTACTGCGGTAAGAGCATCACTCACAACGGCGCAGGCAAGTGGTAGCATATTCACAGTTGACATCAATGAGAGCGGCACTTCAATCTTGAGCACTAAACTGACAATCGACAACACGGAGAAGACAAGCACAACGGCTGCCACTCAGCCAGTGATAAGTGACACCTCCCTCGCCGATGATGCAGAGATTACAATCGACATTGACCAAATTGGCAATGGAACTGCAAAAGGATTGAAGGTAATGTTAATCGGTAACTACGCATGAGTTTCTTAGTCAACCCATATTGGTATGCAAGTGCTGGATGCGCCGATGCTGATGCTAATGCGTTTCTTACTGCGGCTGGAATTACCGACCCTACAATCAGCTCAGCCATTTGTACATTGGTCACAACAATGAAAGCCGATGGAACTTGGGCTAAGTGTAGTGCGATTTATCCAATGGTAGGAGGAACGGCTGTAACGCATAAGTTCAACCTTAAGAATCCATTGGATACCAACGCTGCATTCCGCTTGACATTCTCAGGTGGATGGACTCACTCAACTAATGGTGCGCTGCCAAATGGCGCAAATTCTTACGCTGATACTTTTTTCAATCCAAGTGCAAACGCATCTCAGAATTCACATCACATTAGCTATTACTCAAGGACTAATTCAAATTTAACAGAGGTTGAAGTTGGAGGTGCAAATGCAAGTCAAGGCTCTGTTCTTGAAATAAGAACTTCAGGAACTACATATTATAGAATTAACTCAATAGCTACTTATATTACTGCTGCTGATACAGACTCAAGAGCATTTTATATTGCTAACAGAACTGCATCTAATGTCATTAATGGTTGGAGAAATTCCACAAAGATTGCAACTGGAACAACTGCATCAGGGACAATGTCTGCTCAAAATTATTATTTGGGTGCTTTAAATAATAACGGAGTAACTGCATTTTACTCAAGAAAACAATGCGCCTTTTCAACAATTGGAAGCGGCTTGACTGATGGCGAAGCAGCGGCACTCTACAATTCCATACAAGCAATGCAAACCACTTTAAGTAGACAAGTCTAATGCAAGTACATCAACTCACATACGAAGAGGCTCAGAGCCTTGTTGGCGTTCAGTTCATGCCCGATAATTATTTCAACCCAATCATGGATGCTGATGGCAATCACATTATCAGCATCGAAGAAGTTGAGCAGTGCTCAATTGATTGGGTGAAAGCCTTACCTTTGATAACTTACAAACCAATAATACCACCCGACTTATGGCAGGCGTAAAAATTACCGATTTAACCCCACTTGCTACGGCTGCAAGTGATGACTTATTATACATCGTTGATATCAGCGACACATCGGAATCCCCTCAAGGAACATCAAAGCAGATTGAGGTGGGGAACTTATTTGAAAGTGGCACTTGGACACCTACATTTAGCGATTTTATTGGATGTGTTGTAGATGCCACTTTAATTTCCGCTTACTATTCTAGAATTGGCAATATTGTAACTTGCACAATTTATGCAAGTGCTGATTTAGATTTTAGTTTAGTAAGTGGTACTGGATATTTTCATTATACACCTCCAATTGCAACAACTAATTTTGACCCAATTGGATTAGGTCAATTGTTGGAAAATTCTACAAATTGCAATATAGCATCTTTTAGTTTAAAGATGTATTTTTATTCAACATCAAGTGCTAATATAGGAGTTACAGGATTTACCTTTTCATTCCAATATGAAATTAACTGACAACGGCATCCGACTCATACAAGAGTTCGAGGGATTGCGCCTGACATCATATCTATGCAGCGCAGGAGTGCCGACCATTGGCTATGGCGCAACCTACTACTCGGACGGCAGCAAGGTCAAGCTCGGGCAGACCATAACCAAGGAGCAGGCAACGCAGCTGCTCAAGGACCACCTTAAGGAGTTTGAGGGCAGCGTAACAGGACTGCTTAACACAACCAAAGTCAACGCTAACCAGTTCGATGCCCTTGTAAGTTTTTGTTTTAACCTGGGCGCAGGCAACCTTGCCAAGTCGCAGCTGCTGAGGTTTGTAAAAGCCAACCCTAACGACCCGAAGATTGCAGCCGAGTTCGCCAAGTGGAACAGAGCAGGCGGCGTGGTTGTGACGGGGCTTGTAAGAAGGCGCAAGAAAGAGGCGCAACTATACTTCACCCCCATAGTATAATGAAAGAGCTCTATGAAATCTATCTATTAAAACATAAGTCAGCAGCCTTTGTCAAGATTGAAGAGATGGATTTAACATTTGAGCAGTTTGTTGAGAAAATGAAATCATCTTATTCATTTAACTATATGTGGGGCAATGACAAGGAAACCAGTTAGCAAGTTCAAACAACTGCTTGACATAATCATCAAGCATTGGAGACCTACAATGGGCAGTTTGGTCATTCTTTCGAGCGTGTTTGGTCTAATATTTAACCAGATAAATACCGAAACACTTGCAGCAATTGTTGCCGCAATGGTGGCGGCAGGTTACATTCCTAAATCAAGCAGCAATGGATGACTTTAAAGACTCAATAGTTACTACGCTAGACAAAGAATGTGTGATTGGCATTGGCTGCAATTTGCACACTCATCATAAGATTGTTGAAAAAGTAATGCAACCTAAAGACACTTTC